ACCAGGGACTCGGTGGCCTGGACGACGGTGCCGGTGGACTCGGTGTAGGCCTCGTTGACGCCGCGGAACGCGACGCCGGGCAGCGCGGACTCCGCGTTGTAGGCGTAGGCGTTGCCGTCGATCCCCATGAGGGGGATGCGGTCGAGGATGGGCGAGGCCTGGACGAAGGTCTCGATGACGCCGCGCTGCAGGCTGTTCTGCGACAGCGGCGCGGCTTCGGCGAGGGTGACTGCCATGACGGGTGTTCCTCCGGGGTGGTGTGCCCGTCAGGTGACGGGGCGGGTCAGGCTGGGTGGGCGTCGTAGGCCGCGCGGATGCGGGCTACGCCGGGTCGCGCTGAGGCGGCCGGGTCGTGCTGTTCGCCGGACCCGCCGGCGTGGTCTGCTCCGCTCGCGCCCGGCACCCGGCCGGCCTTGAGCTTTGGGTTGCTGTCGACGGTCGCCTTGACGAGCGCGTCCACCTGGGCGGCGAAGTCATCGGCGATTGGGTCGAGCTTGGCGAGGTCGCCCCTGTGTGCCAGGACGGCGGTCAGGAGGTCTTCGTCAGCGGAGTGCGCGCGTGCGGCCTTGTCGATGGCCCGCTCGACTTTGAGCGTGCGAGCCTCAGCCTGCGCTGCGGTGACCTGCTCGGTCAGCTTCGCGGCGTCGGGCTTGTCGTCGTCGCTCTTGAATCCCAGCGCGCGGGCGAGGGCGTCGGTCTGCGCCTGCTGCGCCTGCTGGAGTTCACGCAGCTGAGTGCGGTATCTGGCCGACTCAGTGCGCAGTCCCTCGACGTACTTGGCGTCGAAGGTCTGCCGCTGGTCGTCCTGGCCCTGCTGGTCCTGGTGGCCCCGCTGGCCGGTGTCGCCACCGGCCTGATCGTCGGTGCCCTGACCGGCGTCGCCGCCAGAGCCGTCTCCTGCGGACTCTGAGCCGCCGAGGATGGGCCAGATCGCCCGGCCGTCCTTGCGGTAGCCGAGCGGCACGATCGGGGCACGGGTGATCGGGTGGAGCAGGGTGCTGCTGGACATGCGCAAGCCTCCTGGGCCTGTCGGGGGTGGTGGAACCGCCCCGACACCTGGCCGGGGGAGCTATCTGGCGCCGAGCCCCTCGCGACTAGGCTGGCGCTTGGCACTGCTGGTCGCCACGTGGTCGCGGATCGCGGCTTGTGCGGCCCTCACGCGGACCCTGGCGGCCTTCCGGGCGTCGTCATCCAGGGCAGCCGCTTCCAGGCGCTTCGCGGCCCGCACGCGGCGCTCTAGGTACCGCAGCTTCTGGCGCGCCCGGTCACCGTCCGGATCAGCGGTCGCGGTCGGCGGGCGGGTCACACCGGGCAGGTACGCGGAGTGCGAGTGCCTGCACCCCGGGTGGTACAGCCCAGCCGCACGCGCAGCCGCCAGCGTTCCAGCCACGGTGACGCGCACTGTGCGGGCGTCGTCCGTGGCGTGCTGCAGCGAGATCGCGCCGACCGTGGTCCCTGACAGGGACAGCACCTTCCCCTCCCACGGGCGGCACAGCTTGCACTCCTGCGGGGCATCCGACACGACCACCAGGTCAAGGCCGGCGGTCTGCAGCCGCTCGGTGTGCGCATCGACGGCGGCGTGGGCGGTCGCAGTCCGCACCGCCATCTCCGTGTAGCTGCTCAGGTCCCAGCCCCGGCCTGCCCTATCGACGAACCCGGTGATGCCGCGCTGAGCGAATCGATCCAGCGCCGCCTGCGCCGTGTCCCGGCGGGTCTCCGCCCCCAGCAGGGTGCGGGAAGCTACCTCGGAGATCACCTGCCGGTAGGCGTCCTCCGTGGCCCGCAGGATCCGCGGGTGCGTGCCGGTCACCCTGGTTACCGTCTCGGTCACCAGCCGCACCACCGCCTGACCGCCGGGCAGGGCGCCCAGCAGGTCATCCGGCGCCACAGCCAGCGCGGACGACAGCTCAGCAACAGCGGCGGCGGTGCCACGGTTCGCCGCGGTCGACACGGCCTCGTTCACCGTGGCCTGTGTCGTGCGCTGCAACCCGGCCAGCAGGGCCTGTGCCTGCCGGCGGAACGCCTGCACCTCGAACAGTTGCCGCTCAGCCCAGTTCGGGGCTTCCAGGCCCTTCGCGAGGGCCGCGGCGATCCGCTGCAGCAGGGACCGTTCGGCCTCGAGGTAGGCGTCGACGGTGGCCTGCGCCAAACCCTCAGCGAGGGTCGGGGACACGGGCATCAGGTCAGCCTAGGTTCTCGCCCTGGCCGATGGGGTCGGCCACTGCCCGCCCCGACTCGGCGAGGATCTTGCGGGCCTCGTCGGCGATCTCGGTGTCTTCCCAGTCCGGGTGGTTGAGGGCGACGATCGTCTCGGTCGACGCCGCTTCGGCCTGCCGCAGCATCAGTGAGGTCTGCGCGAGCTGCGCCGGGGACTCCTGGTCGGTGTCGGGGAACGCCACGTTCAGGCCCTCGACCTGGTTGGAGCCGGAGAAGATGGCGTTGTCGACGAGCAGCAGCTTCGTCATGATCTGCCCGACACCGGGCCGCCAGTTGCGGATCTTCCGGTCCCTGGTGCGATCCGACCGCTTGTCCCGCGAGTCGACCTCAGTGGCGGTGCGGGTACCGCCGGTCGGGTCCTCACCGAACGTCTGCGCCGAGTACCCGGCAGACCGCAGGATCACCTCGGTCAGCTCCTGCGCGGCCCGCAGATGCTCATCCACGCGGATCGCGAACTGCACCTGCTCCATCGGCAGGCCACCATCACGCACACCGGCGAGCATGTTGACCGGGGCGAACAGCTCCTGCTCCAGGTCGAACGACGCCCCGTTGCCCGGGCCGTTGTTCTCCAGCAGCGACCGGGCCACGATCACCCGCGCCTTACCCAGGCGGATGTCGCGCTGCAGCGACGAGTACGTCTCATCCAACGCGTCCATCAGCGGTTCGATGCCGTCGAGGTCGGAGCGGCCGTAGTTGACGCCGACCGGGTGCTGCCGCCACACCCGCTGCGGGGTCTGGTTCGGCACGTACACCACCGCGAGACCCGCCGACTCGGTGTCGATCGCCCCGTCGGCGTCCACCAGGTCAGCGAGACCAGCCGTGGACGGGTGCTCAGTGAGCGGCACCGGCCGCCCGAGCTCCGTCCCCGACCCCTGGTAGAGGCCGTGGAGGATGACCCCGTTGCCGCCGCGGATCTCGTGCCGCTCCAGGTGCCGCAGCACAACCCCGTCAGCGTCCGTCAGCCGCCACCAGAACGTGACCGCGGTCAGCCGGCCCCACCGGAACTCCGGCACGGCGTGGTCCGCGTCCAACGTGGTGAGGAACGGCCGATCAGGCACCGTCTGCTGATCCCAGGCGACCCGCAGGTACACCCCGCCCAGCGCGGACCCGACCTCGTGGGCGCCGGCGAGCTTGCCGTGCAGCCCGTCGTCCACCAGTTCCGCGATCCGGCCCTGCGTGCCCTGGTCGTCGACGGTGATCGTGGGGGGCTCGGCGAACAGCAGGTCCGCGGATGCCTGGCAGATGTCGGCGGCGATCGGCACGTGCAGCTGGTCGCGGCGGGCGGTGAGGTCACCGGTGGGGCGGCCCCAGAACGCGCGCGCAGCGGCGCCCTGGATCCCGCCGCGGTACTGCGCCGGGCGGTCCAGGGTCTGCTGCTGGGCCTTGTAGGCGGCGTTCAGCTTCTCCGGGGTGCCCGCGTACCAGGCGGACCACTGCGACAGCGGCCCGAGGATCCCATCGAGCTGCTTCGGTGGCCACGGCGTGTTCGCTTCGGGGAGGGGCACGCCGGCGCCTCCTCAGCTGCGGGTCAGGGGCAGTCGTCTGTCCAACAGGGCGTCGCAGCGCTGCCGCCAGATGCGGCGCCACAGGTCGTCGCGGGAGTGGCGGAGAGCGTGGGCGAGCGCCCGCAGCTCGTCGTCGGTGGTCTCCAGCGGGCTGCGGGGCGCGGGCGTGGTCATGCCGCCTCCAGGGCCGGTTCCGTCAGCTGCCCCCGCCACAACGCCTCCGTCGTCGCCACCGCGTACCGGGCGCCGTCCAGCGAGTGATCCGCCGTCTTGATCGGCTTGTCCTCGCCGCGCTCCGTCGCCTTCGGGTCCCACGCGTAGCCGGTGACCTCCGTCAACCAGCCCGTGCACCGATCCGACACCCGCAGCTGCTGCGACCCAAGCAGGGAGGCGGTGGTGCGGATGCCGTAGGAGACGTCGTTGTCCGCGTCGACCAGGTTGGTGACACCGTCCTGGTGGAGCTGCACCTTCAGCGACGCGGCTGCGGGGTCGATCGCCAGCCACTCCACCCGCGGCTCCACAGCCTGGGGAAGATGCTGGGTGGTCAGCCATGCCCGGAGCCCGGCGGACAGTTGGGCGTCGGACAGGCGCATCCCCGCCGACTGCGACGGGTCGTGCCGCCACTCGTCGACCAGGTACAGCTTGCGGTCCACGCCCAGGCCGAGGAGCAGCCCGGCGGTGGCGTTGGTGGTGCCGTAGTCGAGGCCGCACGCCAGGAGCCGCTGCATCGTCGGCAGAGCATCCCAGGCGATCTGGTGCACCGCCGGGTTCCACATGTCGTACACGGCGCCCTCAGCGGCGACCCACTCGCCCTGGATGAACCGGCGGTACCACAGGCCCGTGTACTCGGCGGAGATCGACTGCACGTACCGCGGCGACAGGGACGGGTTGTCGGCGAGGCGGAACGTGAACCGCCGCCAGTCGGTGAGCGCCACCAGCCGGTCAAGGAACTTCCGCTTCAGCCAGTGCGCCGGGTTGTCCGGGTTCGTCGTCCCGAACAGCTGCGCCCCGGTGACGGACATGCGGCCGAGCATCTGGGTGAAGAACTGTTCGGGAATGGTGGTGAGCTCGTCACCATAGGCGCCGGCGACGGTCATGCCTCGGATGACCAGTTCGGCCTTGGCGTCTGAGGCGCCGATGATGTGCACCCTTCGGCCCAGGATGCTGACCGTGGGAGCGCCGTAGTTGCCGATGACGGTCGCGGCGGCGGACCCGAACAGTGCGGGGTCCTGGAGGGGGCCGATGACGTTGCGCCACACGGCGTCCCGGGTGCGGCCGAACATGACGAGCTCACCGCCCGAGGGCGGGTCGGCGAGGTAGATGAGCCAGCGCAGCAGGGAGCCGATGGTCTTCCCTGAGCGGATCGCGCCTTCCCACACGTTGACGCGGCCGTTCGCGCCGCGGATCGAGTCGAGCTGCTTGTCGGACAGGCTCACTGCTCGGGCCCGTGCACCCCGAGCGCCTCACCGAGCTGCGACAGGAGCGACCGTTCTCGCTCGACACCGTTGGTGGCGTCGATCGCCTCGAGTTTGGTGGCGGATGCGAGGTGTCGGCTGATGGAGTCGGCCATGTTCCGCCGGTCGAGGGCGGGCACGAAGGCGAGGATCTGGGTGCGTTCGGCGCCGCCGGAGTCCTTGAGCACCGTCGACCAGGTGGTGGTGTTCTCCAGCAGCCCGAGTTCGGTCTCGACGACGCCGTAGACGCGGGCGACGATGCTCTGCCGGCGGGCCTTGTTGTCGACGACGACGGCCTCGGTTGCTTTCGCGGTACGCGCACGGTCGAAGGACAGGCCGAGGTCTCTGGCGTACTTCGAGACTGTGGACTTTGACCGGCCCATGATGGTGGCGATCGCGGTCAGGCTGGCGCCGGTGGCGTGGAGTTCGCGGAGCTTCGCGGTGTCGTCGTCGGTCCAGGCGGGGAACCGCTGGTGGGGCCAGTCTCCTCCGGCCATCGGTTCACCTCGACGCGGTGGGGTGCAGGCTCCTGGCCTGTCACGGGCTGTTCGACGGGCCGCCAGGGCGCCGGTGGTGATGCCGCACACCCCGGTCCGGTGGGACCCGGCTTCGTGTCCGGGCCGGGGGTGCGGGCCGTGCCCGCCTCTTCCTGGCGGCCCCGTCGCGTTCCACGGCGGCGGAGGGGATGTCCCCGGGGGTGGGCGCATGGTCGGCGAGCTGTAGCAGCCGTGTGTGAGGTTGGCGTGCTGCTCGGTCGCGGCGTCCAGGCGGCCGTGTTCCCCCGGGAAGTTGGGGCCGGGCGCGGCCCTCTGACAAGCGCGCCCGGCGTCTGCCGGCCGGTTCGCCCCCGGACAGCAGAGGACCC